AAGAAAAAAAGGTAACTGTTAATGGCAGGATGGGGAAATTTTATTAAAGGGAAGGCTGAATTGATTAATCAGCCTTTCCCTCTTAGATTAAAAACTTCTGAAAAAGAGTGGCTTTTTGAACAAGCAGAGAAAGAATGTTCTAATGTGAATTCTATAATTAGAAAGTCAATAAATCAATATCGAAATAATATCGATTCGACATCAAAGTAATATCAATTCAATATTTCTTAGTTTATATAATATAAAGTATTACTTATTCTTAGTATAGTTAAAAATAGGTCTAATATTATGGAAGTTATATGGGATACAAGGGCATCAAAAGGAACAGTTCACGATTTCCACGTAGTTCATAATAACAAAACTAAGAAATATAAAGAACCACCATTCATGTATGATGTTTTAATGGATATGGTGGAAGTTGATCCAATTCTATTTAGGGCTATCGAACTAACTTCTTCTATCGTATGCTATAAAGGTTATGACTTTGTAGGCGAAAATGACAGAGAGATTAAAAGAGCAAGAAAATTATTCAATAATGATTTAGATTTTGATAGAGTAATTAAAAATGTTCTAAGACAGCTTATAATTTATGGAGATTCTTATTTAGAATTAGTTTGGAATAAAGCAAAGACAGAAATCAAAGAACTACATCCAAGAGATACTCAAGATGTCAAGATGGATTTTAATGAACATGGAGAAATTACTAAGTTTGTTGAAACTAAAAAAGGCAAGAGTGAAAATGATGTTACGATTTTTCAACCAGATGAGATGATTGATTTTCATCTTTATCAAATTGGTTCTTCTCCTTATTCTAGGTGTCCATTTAAATCAATAAGCAGATCATTTGCTACGAAGATTTATGCTAATAACTACCTTCAGTCTATTTTCTTAAACCTTCCTCCAAAACTTATCTATTTCTTGAAAAATGCAAATGAAGCGCAAAAAGCAGATTTCCTTCAGAATGTAATTAGAGCTAAAACTAATCCTAATATGGACATAATTGCTCAGTCTAATGATGATTTTAGAACTGAAGTTATGCAAGTAAAATTTGATGATGGACTAGTTAAAGTCCTAGACTATTTAAGAAAAGAAATAATAATACTTATGGGAATGCCTCCCCATTGGATTGGAATGATGGATGGAGCAAATAGAGGAATTGGCGAAAATGTTGTTATTCCTTTTGAAACTAAAATTAAAGATTTACAACACGAAATTGCAAGCCAAATAAATAGAACACTTATGCCCAAATTAAAATTCTCTGAATCTATTAAATTCAAATGGAAGCCAATCTCACTTTTAGATGAAAAATCTATTTTAGAACATATGAAGATGATGAGTGAAATAGGTTTTGATTCAGATACAATAATTGATTATGCAAGAGAATATGGATTAAATTTAAGATTAGGAGCAGAAATAGAAAAGCCAATGCCTGCAATGGGTGGTGGATTCGGTGAAGAATCAACAAAGAAAAATCCAAAGACCGACAAAATGGGAAGTGGATTAGATAAGAAAGGAGTTAGTGCTGCAAGTGGCAAAAAACTCCAAGAAAGAAAGGTGGTAGTATGAATAAAGAAAAGATTTTGGAATTAGGAGAAAAGTTAGGATTAAATAAACCTGCTTTAGAGAATCAGATTAAAGAAGATCCCAAAGTTGCAGAAAAAATAGTTATAGATGCAGCAAAATTTATGGGTGTTAAATAATGCCATGCGGAAAAGGTAGAGGCAAAAGAAGAAAATGAGTGAATTTTTTATTCCCCGGATTGAAATCAGAAGCAAACTCTCTGATGGTGTAAAAAGGTATATCATTAAAGGTTATGCTGCAACCCCTGGAAATATTTATCATTATGGAAAAAAAGATGGAAGGCTTTTCAAAGAATACTTTACAGAAGAAGCTCTTGAAAATATAAATAGAAAAGCAAAATCTACCGCAGTCTTTGCAGATTATGGACACCAAACAGGTTTCGGATATGATTTAAACAGAGCCATTGAAAAGGTTGAAATGAGAAGTGGAATGAACCTTTCTGAAGAAAAAGAATATCTAAAACAAGCTTTCAAGGTAGGAGATATTCCAATGTTTAGAGTTGAAGATATTAAAATTGATGATAAAGGTTTATTTATAGAAATTGAAGGCAATCCATCTTATAGAGATGTAGATTCTAATCACGAAAAATATTTTGATGCTATCTGGAGTTCTTTACAAAATGGTTTCATAAATGGAATGAGTTTGAATATGAAGCCTACTGAGTTTGTTCAAGTTAATGAAGATCTCAGACAGATAAATGATGTAGATGTGTTAGGCATCTCCTTAGTATCTGGAGCTGCCAACGATATGGCTAATATTACAGAAGTGGCCATGAGATGTTGCATGAATTCAAGAGGTGAACTACCATGCCAGACAAGAAGAATGATGTTGTAGAAGCTAAGAAATACAACGAAGCTATTGAAAAAGTAAATAGTGAGAAGATTAAAAGAGAAAAAGTGGAAGAAAAGTTGAAAGAATTGAAAACAAAAGAAGAAGAAAGAAAAGTAAGGATAGCAGAGAAGAAGAAATCCAAAGAAGACGGAAAGTGGAAAAAAGAAATGGAAGCAAAAGACAAGAAAATAAAGGAACTCGAAGAAGCAAAAACAAAAGCTGTAGACGATACCCCTAATCCAAAAGGAAAAGTCGTAACACCTCCAACTCAACCAGTTGAAGCAAAAAAGATGTTGGATGAAAGATATGATACCGAGTATAAACATGGAGATCCTAGCAAGATGACTCCTCTTGAGAGATTACAATATTACAAAAAACCATCAACAAGAATTCATGACGAAAACAAACTAGCAGAACTTTTGAGTTTACAAGCAAGTGCTTCAATTTCAGAATCAAGTTCATTGCCAACTAAATTTCATACTGCTGGACAATCATTTCCGAAAGATAGAACGGAAATATCAGTACCAAAATTACCAAAAACTTAGAGGTGAAACAAATGGAAGACCCATTAATGGAAGTAAGAGCTTCCCTTGCAACTGATACTAACACAACAGGTGGAGTAGCTGGTGTAGGAGGCGGAGCTGAAATACAAAAACACATTGACAGATTGATAGATGATTCTATCAATAGAAACGTAGATTTAAGACCATTGGTCTCAAGAAAACCAGGAGACCAACTAACTTATCTTTGGGATATAAGAACAGACTTACAAAGTACAACTGCTGTAACCGTTCAAGGTACAGAAGGAGGAACTGGAGTGCCTTATTTTTCAACTAAACTACAAGGATACATTCAGTCTATTAGTCTAAGAAGTGATTATGAAGTAAGTAATATAATGATTGCAGGATCAGGCAGTTTTTATAGTGCTCTAGCTGACGAAGCTCAGTGTGCTTTAGATTCTCTTAAACTTTATGAAGAAAGACTAATGATTTGTGGAGCTGCAACATCAGCTTATGGATTAGCAAATTCATATGATGGATTGTTTCAAGCACTTAGATGGCATACAACTAATGGCGGAGACACTGCAGCAAGCAATGCAGTAAAGATGAATGATGTAGGTACTTTTTATGGATTAACACCAAGCGCTTCAACAACAGCTTTAGATTGTTCTTTTGTAGTTGCTGGAACAGCAGGTGCAAGTGGAGCAACTGGAACATTAGAATTAACTCATCTAAACGAAGCGATTACAAGATCTAACAAGCATGGTGGAAAAGGAGCTGACAGGATTTTCTTTTGCTCTGAAGAAAGAGTAGATGAAATAAATGAATTACTTCAACCACAACAGAGATTTGCTGGAACACTTAACTTAGAAGGTGGATTCACTATCGCAACTTACAAAGGAATTCCTATTGTAGGAAGCAGATATATGGATAAGAATGGATTGACTAACATAACATCTGATTCAGCAGGAAATGTCGCTGCTACAGGTTATGCAGATAATGCAATGTATTTACTTAACCTAAATAAGATTGAGTTCAGAGTCTTAGCAGGAGTAGATGCACAGCACGTTAGTATAATGAACCATCAAGAAGGAGCAGCAAGTTATGGAAGAGCAGACACAAGCGGTGGATTCTTTAAGACTTACGGAGCATTTGTAGTTAAAGGATATAATTCACAAGTTGTAATCTGGAACGTAACAGCACCATAAATAGGGATTTAATTCCCTTTTTCCTATTTTTTTAAAAAAATAGGGGAGAAAGAAAATGGTAACTTGGAGTAGTACACTACATAGTGGAAGACCAGAACGAATTAGTTTTGGGAATAAAAAATTAATAATAATGAATGTAACAGATGTAGCAGCTGGAGGAAGCACTTTTGGTACAGGATGGAATCGTGTTGATTTTGTCAAGGCAGTAGACAACACAAGAACAACTGATACTTTTGTTGAATCAGTTGGACTTCATAGTGCACAAGCTACAAAAAATCAAATAACACTAACCGCACCAACAGCCAATGATGATGGCCATGTGTGGATATGGGGTAGATAAAAATGGCAGTTATGGAATTTACACTCGGACATGGAAATGGAGTAAGAGGAGTTTGTGGAAACTTCAGATTCAAGATGTTTGATATATCTAATGTATTAACTACAATGTCTATTTATCCAAACACTGCACCAGTCTTAATGGCTGTTTCAGTAAATACCTCAGATAAAGCTGATGTCTTTAAGACAGCAAAACTTCAATGGACAGGAACAACTAGTTCAGATGGTGGAAGTGGTCTTTTAATAGATAATACATCAGATGCAGTATTTGTATCAGATGGAGCAATCAATGGACTTTCAGTTGTAAACACTTCAGATGCAAAATTTGCTCAATATATTTCAATCAAAAATACAGACGAATTGTATGTTTAT